AACGTATTGTTGTCTACAAACTCCCAAACTATCTTGTTTTGATGGCAATCAACACTCGTAGATCCGATATTACCAAATCTACTAAAGATAAAAAGTATCGTAATGTTCGCAAAAACGTTACTGATAAGAGGGCTCTAACAGATGACTCAATGGGTACCACCACCCTAACCTCGATATCGGAAAATGCTGTTAAATCGCGGCAATCACTAGCGAAAAAGAAGAAAAACTTGAATGCAGAAGTAAGAACCTACATAGCTCGGAACTGTATGTATGGTGGAGAATGCAAACTCCATACGGATGACCCTAATAAATGTAAGAAAATACATGACCCTGCACCTATGTGCCCCTGGGAAATGTACTATGGGGAGTGTCTTCGCGTTGGAGATGGACAATGTCGTTGGGAACACGGGGGCTCAACACCTACACGGTCTATACCTTGCGCTGCATTCAGTCCGCCTCCCGCACTTGTTCAAGAGACACCAGAAGTGGTGGCGGAGGAAGACAAAATTGAGGAATTGTGGGAAACTAAAGAAAACAAAGAAATCGAACCAGAAAATATAACAGTACTCCAAAAGGAAGATGAACAGGCATTATACGATGCCATTGCTGCTATAAGGATGATTTATCTCGTGAATCCCGACGGCGACAAAGCACACACCAAAGTAGTGTCACAATCTAAATTAATTGAAAGGTCGTCCGGACTCAGAAAGATAGAACCCAAATGGTTAGACAAGATTCTAAGGGAAAGCAATCGCATTTACTCTCATCCCGAAGAACCTATTTCATTGTATTCTCGCTTCAGAAGACACGTTGTGCTTAACAGGTACAAATTTGCCTTCAGAGCTTCCATATGCCTAGCATTTGGAATGCTCAGCTATTCTTTATATAAAAAAATAACACACCCTGACTTTCCGATCCCAAAGTGTCTTGAACGCTGGACCAAAAAGAAAGACAGCTATAGAATAATTACAATAGCCAAGGAAGCCTTGAAACACTATCACACTGTCACCAATTTCATAACTAAAGAAAGACCACACACCACACCATATGTGATTGCCTGTGGGGAATTTTTTCCTCGGCAACCGGTTGTTATGAAATCCAAACCCATTCCAGCAACGTTTAAATTAATGTTTGGTGTTGTGGCTTTATCATGTTTGAGTATTGGTTTAAAAGACAGCAAACCCACTATCCAAGTGAGCAGAACACCACACATAGAAGGTTGGTGCGCCGCTACAGAGTCGAGATACGAAACCCTATCGTTACCAGTTGATTCTCCATTTAAATACACTCCTCCAATATCATTTGATGATTGTAAAGAGAGACTGTATCAAGTGGGATTCAAATTTGGCACTGATCAGGCCTACTGTCCCACTCCCTGCTCACATAATTTGCACGTTGCGTTATTAACAAGACAACTTACCAATCCACTATCTGACCCAGAAGCAAGAAGAGAAGTGTATCAAGATGGCTTAAATAAGTTCTTTTCCAAGGCCAAAGAATGGCCGACTTTTTTAGCAATAGATAAAGAACTAGCCATGGAAAATTTCCTTGAACATTTTTTGCCAGCCAGAAGAGGTGTATTGAGGACTTGTTATCTCCCCGAAAACTTGGTCTCTTGGCCAGCTCAAACACGTGTGAATGCGTTCCCCAAAGTAGAAATGTGCACTGCCAAATCTCCTGCGGCCCGCGACCCGCGTTGTATATCATCGCCCGACACAGAATCATTAATGACAATCGGACCAGAATACTACGCTTGGCAAAAAGAAGTATGTAAAACTATATTTTCATCTTCAATTTCGTGTCTAAACCAGAAGTACATTTACACTGGTGGACTTGACGGAGTTGCGATAGGTGCTATAGTAACGTACTACGAGTCGCTAGGTTATCACTGTATTGAAGGTGATTATAGCAGATATGACGGACACACAGAAGAAGAAGCAATCGAAGCAGAATTTGATTTTTATACTAAAATGGGTATGACAAAAGAAACACTACATTTTTTTAAACACCAGCTCAATACTCGCGGGAGTACAATCTCCGGAGTAAGATATACTGTTAAAGGTAAAAGATGTTCTGGTGTCATCAACACTTCACTAGGC